GGCGCGAGTACCGCATCAAGGTCACGCTCTTCTCCGACCTCTGGGCGATGTTCTCCCAGGACGAGCGGAACGACCGGGCCACCGCCGAGGAGGTCCGGGCCAAGAAGGAAGAGCGCCTGCTCCTGCTCGGCAGCCCCGTCGAGCGGATGAACAAAGAGCTCTTCCACCCAGCCATCGAGCGGGTCTTCGCCATCGCCATGCGCCGCGGGCTCGTTCCGGCGCCGCCGAAGCGGATGCTGCAGAAGAAGGCCGAGTACTCGGTCGAGTTCACCTCAGTCCTCCACGCAGCTCTCAAGGCGGTCGGCATCGCCTCCATCGAGCGGACGGTCGGCTTCATCGGCAACCTGGCGGGGCTCGACCCGAGGGCCATCAAGAAGCTCAACATCGAGCGGACCATCGAGGCGCACGGCGACGCCACCGGCCTGCCGCCTCACCTCCTCCGGTCCGACCAGGAGGTCCAGAAGATCATCGCCGAGGAGCAGCGTCAGATGATGGCGATGGAACAGGCCAAGGCCCAGGCGCAAGCCACGGCCAAGGGGGTCGGTCCCGGCGCGGTACCTCCAGGGCCGTCAGCCGGGGCCGCGCCCATTGACCCTGCGGCGCTCGCCGTTGCCGCCCAGGCTGACCAGGGCCAGCCCGGCGCCACCAACACCATCCTCAACGCCCTCGGCCCACAGGCCGCCGGCGGGGGCTTCCCGAGCACGGCAGGGATGGCGGCATGAGCGACCGGCAGAACGACCCACGCCTGCAGCGCGAGCTCGAGCGCCGAGCCCGGGAGAAGGCGCGCCTCGACGAGGACTCGACCCGCAAGGTCCTGGCCTCCCCAGAGGGACGGCGCTTCATCGGCAACCTGATCCACTCCACGCTCTGCCTCTCCAAGGGCTGCGGGGACATGCAGGGCGCAGCTCGCGAACGCTTCGAGGGCCGGCGCGACGCCGCCATCGAGGTCATCGGGAACCTGACCCGGGTGGCCCCGGACCTCTACTGCCAGGCCGAGCTCGAGCGCGTCGCCATCATGCGCGAGGAGTTCATCATCCTCGGAGCGATCCGAGTCAACGCCGCATCCGCGCAACAGGAGAGCACTTCCGATGCCTGACCCCACGCCTACCCCTCCGGCTCCCGCTCCCGCGCCCGCCGAAGGCACTCCCCCGGTCCCGACGCCTCCCGCTCCGGTCCCGGGCATCACCCCGCCCGCTCCTTCGCCGATCCCTTCGCCTCCCCCGGTTCCTCCTGCGCCACCGGCGCCGGCCGCCTGGGATCCGAAGGTCCCCACGCAACTTCCCCCGGGGTTCGACGCAGCCGCGGCAGTCCAGACCATCAAGGAGCTCAAGGGCATCTCAGGTGAGACCGCCCAGGAGCTGCTGGACCGAAGCATCAAGCAGCACGAGGCGTTCACCTCCGGCGAGCAGAAGCGGCTCGAGGGATGGGACGCTTCAGTGAAGGCCGACCCACGGCTCGGTGGTCCCAACTACGAGATGACGCAGTCGCTCGTCGCCCGCGGCGCGCAGGTCGCTGGCGGCCAGGAGCTGGTCGCGTTCCTCTCGAGCACTGGGCTCAATCGACACCCGCTGATCGTCAAGGCCTTCGCCGCAGTGGGGGAGCACGTCAAGGAAGACTCCATCGGTGGAGGCAACCCAGCGCCGGCCGGCATCCCGTCGGGCGACGACAAACTCCGCTACGACTACCCGTCCATGTACAACTCGGACGGGACACCCAAGTACTGAAAGGTTGAACCATGAGCACCCTCGTTGACTCTGGCCTCCCCACCCTGGCCAACATCGCAAAGCGGTGGGACCCGAAGTCCGGCGGCGTCGCTGACTTCGCCAACGTGCTGTCTAAGAAGCTCGCCGTCCTCGACGACATCCCCTGGTACGAGGGCAACCTGCCCACCGGCCACCGGGTCACCCAGGCCGTGAACGCCCTCCCCGTCGGCACCTGGCGGAAGTTCAACCAGGGCGTCGCCGCGACCAAGGGCGAGACCGACCAGTACGACGAGACCTGCGGCATGCTCCAGACGGAGAGCCGCATCGACGTGGACGTGGCCAAGCTGAACGGCAACGCCGCGGCCTACCGCGCCTCGGAGGACAAGCTCTTCATCGAGGGCCTGTCCCAGCAGTTCGCGACCGCTGCCTTCTACGAGTCGGTCTCGACCAACCCGGAGCGCATCCACGGCCTCTCCCCGCGCTACCCGTCGACGAGCGGCTTCATCAGCTCGCCGTACACCTTCCGCGGCGCCGGCGCCGCGCAGGCCGGCGGCACCGCGGACAACCTCTCCATCTGGATCGTGACCTGGGAGGAGCGGAAGATGTACGGCATCTACCCCCGCGGCTCCATGGCCGGCCTCGTGCGCGAGGACAAGGGCGAGGTGTACGTCACCGACCCGAACGACAGCACCAGGCAGTTCTGGGCGCTGCTCACCAAGTTCCAGTGGAAGTGCGGCATCGCGGTGGAGGACTACCGCTACGCCACCCGCATCCAGTGGGACCCGTCGGACACCACCAACTACGGGGCGGCCACCCGCAACATGATCCAGGACCTGCAGAAGGGCCTGAACCAGATCTACGACGTCACCCCCAACACCCGCATCTACATGAACCGCGCCACCAAGACGCGGCTCGACTTCGAGATCAGCAACTCCCCGGGCACCAAGCTCGGCGACATCCAGATCGGTGGCCGGCTCATGGACACCTTCCAGCAGGTCCCCATCCGCGTCACCGACGCCCTCGTCCCCGAGAGCTCCATCGCCTAACGGCGACGGCCCTCAAGAAAGGAAACTAGTCATGGCAATGATCGATGCTCCCTTCGCCTTCGGCTCCACCGCCATCGCGAGCTCCACCTCCGACACCATCTCGACCAACGTCTACGATGCCGGCACCGCCAAGAAACTCTTCGCGGGCAACACCGACCTGAAGATCCAGGGTCGGGTCACCCTGTCGGCCGGCACCGGCACTCTGAGCGTCCGCGCTCGGCTCGTCGGCGCCGACAACGCGGCCCTCACCACCAACCCCGAGATCCTGGTGGACACCGGCGTCCACCTCACGAAGGAGGACGGTTCCACGGCCCTGGCCAACACCGACACCTTCTTCTTCACCCTCGAGGCCAACAACCAGCGTTCGCCCAAGCGGTACTACGGCATGGTCTACACGCTCGGCGGCACCACCCCGTCCGCGACCTGCGACGGCAACGGCGTGCTCGACGACCAGTCGAACATGGCCAGCCTGAAGGCCGCCACCCCGTAGTCCAACCCGGACTGGCCGAGCTCGCTGGTATCAGCGGCGAGCTCGGCTGGCCCACCTCCTGGAGGAGTTTCACGATGGCCAAGTACTGGATGACCCAGACCCGCTTCATCAAGCAGCGCGGCGATATGGAGCCGCAGATCGTTCACGCCTTCCCCAACGCCCCGACCCTGGTCGACCTCCCGGACGACATGAAGGCCTCGGCCGACATGACGCCGGTCGACGAGCCGCCCGAGAAGGTCGCCCCAGCCCACGCCGTCGCCACCCGCGTCGAGCGCACCCAGACCGCGCCCGAGCGCATGGCCACCGGCAAGCGCCTGGCCGACAGGTAGCCCATGGCCTCCATCGTCGACATCGCCAACCTGGCACTCGGCTTCGTCGGAGCCAACCCGATCACGTCGATGGAGGACGCCTCCACCACCGCAGAGCTCTGCTCCCGCTTCTACCCGCAGGCCAGGGACCACGCCCTCGAGGATGGGGACTGGTCCTTCGCCTCGGTCCGGGCCGGCGGGGTGGCCGCCGCGGCAACGGCTCCGGCCTTCGGCTTCACCTACCGATACCTCAAGCCTTCCGAGGCGATCACCATCCGCGAGGTTCGCGACGCCTCGGGCAGCCTCATCACCAACTGGAAGGAGGAGGACGGGTACGTCCTTACCAACCAGGCGGCGCCCATTGCCTGGCGCTACACCCGGCGACTCGAGGACCCCACGGTCTTCCCGCCCTCGTTCGCCGAGGCCATCGGCTACCGGCTGGCGAGCCTCATCACCATCTCCATCAACGAGAACCGGCAGCTCAAGTCCGACCTGCTCCAGGAGTACTCGGTCGCCCTCCAGAAGGCGCTGCTCGCCGATGGGACCCGGAAGACCAAGGATACCACCCCCACCCCCAGCGCCTCGCCAGTCGACTCCACGACCGGCGCGACCACCGACGCCGCCGGCCAGGTGCTCTACATCCCCGAGTCGATCCGGGCGAGGTGACCATGACCCACAGCTACCGAAGCACCGAGTTCGTCATCACCGCGGTTGGCTCCGGCGGTGGCCTGGGCCTGCTCCTGGTCGGCGCGCTGCTCGCCGTCGAGGGCGCTCGGTCCAGTTCCCACGAGCTCGCCACCGTCGGCCTGGTCCTCTGCGCCACCGGGGCGGTCCTGGTGGCCATCCTCGCCTTCGCCTACGCCCGCTCGAGGGGCGTGGCCAAGTCCCCAGCGGCCCGGATCTTCGGACGGGGCCTGTAGCCGATGGCCACCTGGTCGCTCATCTCGGGCCGCTCGCGCTCGATGCACTCGGTGCAGGCCCTGACCGAGGGAGCGCCAGCGGTCGGCGACGGCGTGGACATCACCCTCAAGAACCTCGGCGGCGTGGGGACGGTCATCCCCGTGCTCCGGGCCCCGGCGGGCGAGACCTTCACCGGCGCTGGCATGATCCGTGCCTGGCTCTACGTCCCGGTCCTCGGGCGCTGGGTGCGAGCGCCTCGAGCTGATGATGACCTGTCCGATGCCACCGGCCTCGGTGAGGCGGCCCTGACCGCCGTCAAGATCGCCTGGACCGCGGGCCGCTTCGCCCTGACCTTCGACGGAGCGGTCGTCTCCGCTGGAGCTGCACCCGAGCTCGACATGGTCTGCGTCGCGCACGGGGGGGACGAGATCTGATGCGCTACCTACTCGCCGCCCTCTTCGCCTTTGCCCTGGTGACCCCCTCCGTCCACGCCCAACCGGCAACCTCCTCGGGAATCCGAGTCCAGGACGAGGGGGTCACCAAGGGCAATTCGGTCTCGACCCTGGACTGCGTCGGCGCCGGCGTGACCTGCACCGTGGCTGGGTCGAAGGCCACCCTGACCATCCCCGGCGGCGGAACGGGCGGCG